CCGGTGTTGGCGGCCCAGTTGCTGACCAGCTCCGCCGCCTACTGCCCGGCGTGATGATCATCGACGTGAACTTCGCCAGCCAGGCGCCAGACCGGCACTACGCCAACATGCGGACCTACATCTGGTGGCGCATGCGTGAGGCCATCAAGTTGGGCCTTGCGATCGAGAGCGACCCCGAGCTCGAAACTGAGCTCACCAGCCCAGAGTACGACCACAACGCGTCGGACCAGATCGCGCTGGAGAAGAAGAAGGACATCAAGAAGCGCCTGGGCATCAGCCCGGACGACGGTGACGCGCTGGCCTTGACTTTCACCATGCCGGTGATGAAGGCCCAATACCAAGGCAATGGCGGCGTCAACGGCAGCCATCAATCCGATTACGACCCTTTCAACTGAGGAAATCCCCATGGGCGGAGCAGCCAAGAAAGTAGCGAACGTGGCCACTCTGGGCCTTGCCGGCAAAGTGCTTGGTGATTCATTCGAGGCTCCGAAGACCGAGACCACCACTGCCGACCAGGTGGACACCAACGACGTATCCAACGCTGACGCACAAGGCTTCGCTGATGACAAGCGCCGCCGTGCCAAGGCTGCCGGCATCACCTCGACCATCTTGGGCGGTGCCAGCGCAGCAGCAGCGCCGACCGCCACCAAGACCTTGCTGGGGCAATAACCATGGCCACCGACAGCCCACGCAAGCTGGCCGAGAAGCGGCTGTCAGCGCTGAAGACCGAGCGGGCGTCCTGGGACACCAACGCCAAAGAGATCTCCGACTTCATCCTGCCCATGCGTTCCCGGGTGATGTGCGACGACACCAACCGTGGCGACCGCCGCAACAACAAGATCATCAACAACCGGGCCACTATGGCCAGCCGCACCACGGCGTCTGGGATGATGAGCGGCATCACCTCGCCGGCGCGCCCATGGTTCAACTTGGCCCCGGTTGCCAGGGCCATCATGGAGTTCGGCCCGGTCAAGTCGTGGTTCTACGAGTGCACCCAGCGCATGCGCGATGTCTTCCTGCGCTCGAACCTGTATCAGGTGCTGCCGACCTGCTATCAGGAGATGTGCACTTTCGGCACCGGCTGCATCTGGGTAGACGAGCATCCAGACACCGTGATCCGTTGCGAGGCCTTCACCTGGGGCGAATACTGGATTTCCAACGGCGCTGACGGCCGAGCAGCGGCCATCTACCGCGAATTCAAGTGGACTGTGAACCAGCTGGTGCAGAAGTTCGGCCTAGAAGCGCTGAGCCCAGCATCCAAGGCTCTCTACGAAAACAATAACGGTGATCAGTTCATCAGCTGTGCTCAGCGCGTCGAGCTGAACATGAACGCCAACCCAGACCGCGCTGGCAGCCGCAATCTGCCGTTCTCGGCGCTGACTTGGGAGGCTGGCGCTCCGGGCGACCAGGTGCTGGAAGATCGCGGCTATCACGAGTTCCCCGCCATGGCTGTTCGCTGGGAGTCGATGCCGGGTGATGCCTATGGCACTGGCCCTGGTCGCATCTGCCTTGGCGATGTAAAGGCCTTGCAGCTGTACGAACGCCAGGCGGCCCGTATGACCGAGACAGGCGCAAACCCGCCGCTACAGGCTCCGGCAGAGCTGCGTGGCCAGCCCAGCAGCACCATCCCGGGCGGCGTCACCTATGTCCCCATGGTGGGTGGCCAGAACCAGATGGCGCCGATCTACCAGCCCAACGCGGCCTGGCTCTCGCCCATCCAGGCGAAGATCCAGGAGCACGAAGGCCGAATCAACGAAGCGTTCTTCGTCGACCTGTTTCTGATGGTCAGCCAGCTCGACACCGTGCGCACCGCCACAGAGATCGCGGCCCGCAAGGAAGAGAAGATGCTGATGCTGGGCCCAGTGCTCGAGCGCATCAACGACGAGCTGCTTGATCCTCTGATCGACCGCACCTTCAACATCATGCTGCGCCAGTCCATCCCGATCTGGTCCGGCATCATCGATGGCGACCCGCTGCTGCCGCCACCGCCTGAAGAGCTGATCAACGCGAACAGCGAGATCCAGGCCGAGTACGTTTCGATCCTTGCTCAGGCCCAGAAATCCCAGAACGTGCTGGGCTTGGAGCGCTTCGCTACCCTGGCCGGCAATCTGTCTGGCGCCTTCCCCGAAGTACTGGACAAGGTCAACTCGGACCAGCTCATCGAGGAATACGCCGACGCCATCGGCGTGGTGCCAACCGTTGTCCGCGGTGCCGACGAGGTCGCGGCTATCCGCGAGCAGCGCGCCCAGCAACAACAGGCTGCTCAAGCCCAGCAGGCAATGGGCGCCGCTATCCAAGGGGCCAAGCTCTTGTCCGAAACCGAAGTCACCCCGGACAACGTCCTGGGCCAGATGCTGGGGGCCTAAATGTTCGAAGACGCCGAGATCCTGCAGCAGCGGGAGGACGAGCAGCACCTGAAGGATTTCCAGAACGCGCAGGACTTCAAGTGGCTGATGGCTGATTCGCGTGGCCGCCGGATGGTTTGGCGGCAGCTTGAGGCAGCGCGCCTGTTTCACCAGATCTACGACCCGCACCCACAGAACCTGGCCTTCAACGAAGGAAAGCGTCAGCACGGCCTATGGCTGCTGGAACGCATCAACACCCTGTGCCCGCACCTGTACCAGGTGATGGTCGCGGAAAACACCACGGTCAATAGCGAGGAATGACCATGAACGAGAAAGCAATCGAGCAAGAAATCCAGGCAAAGGGCCTCAACGCGCCGCGCATCAAGCCTGATGACATCAAGGCCAACATCTTGAGCGAGCTGTACTTCACGGCCTTTGACGGCATCACTGGCTACTACGTCAATGATGGGCGAGAGATAAACCCGACCGCCCGCGAGGAGCTGCCGAAGACGCTGGGTCTTTTGACCTTCTGCGTGTTGACGCTGCGCAATGGCTTCACGGTGACCGGGGAGAGTGCCTGTGCCAGTGCGGAGAACTTCGACGCCGAGATTGGCCGCCGCATCGCCCGCGAGAATGCCGTGGCCAAGGTCTGGCCGCTGATGGGCTACGAACTGCGCAGCAAGCTGGCAGGGGGTGAAGCATGAACCTCTTCATCCACGGCCGACTCGGCCACTTCCTCATGAACGAAGCCGGCGCCGATGGTGGACAGGGCGGTGGTGCAGCTGCTGCCGCGACCTCTGCCGAGCCTCAAAGCAACATCCTCGGCGGCGACCAAGGCGCCCAAGGCCAGCAGCAACAGCAGACCGGCGATGCCAACCAGCAAACCCAGGAAGGTCAGCAGCAAAGCCAGAAGCAGGAAGGCGAGGGCGAGCAGGCGCAGAAGCCAGTTGTGCCGGAGGCCTACGCCTTCAAGGACCTGCCCGAAGGCTACGCGATGACCGACGAGCAGTTGGCCGAAGTAAGCCCGCTGTTCAAGGAGCTGGGCCTGACCCAGGAGCAGGCCGACAAGCTGGTCGCCTTCGACGCCAAGCGCGCCCTGGCTGCCGAGCAAGCCGGCCTGGAACAGCGGCAAAGCCTGGTCACCGGTTGGGAGAAGTCCCTGCGCGAGGACGCTGCCTTCGGCGGCGCCAACTTCGACGCCAATGTCGGCGTTGCCCAGAAAGCCTTGGCCCAGTTCGGTACCCCCGAGCTGAGCACCATGCTCAAGGAGTCCGGCCTGGGCTCCCACCCCGAAGTTGTTCGGCTCTTCCACCGGATCGGCCAGCAGTTGGCCGAGGGCCAGCTGCATAGCGGTTCCGGCAACAACACCCGTAAGTCCAACGAAGAAGTCTTCTACGGTAAAAAGTAAGGAGTGAACCATGGCCGTTATCGCCAACACTGCGCTGACGCTGGCCGACTGGGCCAAGCGCCAGGATCCGGACAGCAAGCCGGCGCGCATCATTGAGATGCTGAACCAGACCAACGAAATCTTGACCGACATGCTGTGGCTGGAGGGCAACCTGGCGACCGGTCACCGCACCACCGCGCGCACTGGCCTTCCTGCTGGTACCTGGCGTGTGCTGAACGGTGGTATCGCCCGTGGCAAATCGACTACCGCCCAAGTAGACGAAAGCTGCGCGATGCTGGAAAACCTCGGTGTCGTTGACGAGGCGCTTGCCAACCTCAACGGCAACACCGCTGCCTTCCGACTTTCCGAGAACTCGGCCTATATCGAGGGCATGAACCAGGACATGGCCACCGGCCTGTTCTACAACAACAGCGCTCTGGAGCCCGGGAAATTCCTCGGCCTGGCCCCACGCTATAGCGACAGCACCGCCAAGAACGGCCAGAACATCATCAAGATGGGTGGCAGTGGCTCGGACAATACCTCTGTGTGGCTGGTTGTTTGGGGCGACCAGACCGTGCATGGCATCTTCCCGAAAGGTTCGAAAGCTGGTCTGGACCACAACGATATGGGCGTAGAGCTTGTCGACGATGGCACCGGCAAATTCTTCCGCGCCTATCGCGACCACTACAAGTGGGACTGTGGCGCTGCCCTGCGTGACTGGCGCTACGCCGTGCGCATTTGCAACATCGACATCAGCGACCTGGTAGCCGACACCAACGGAAGCACCGTCAAGCTGATCGAGGCAATGGTTCGTGCGGTTCACCGCGTCCCGAACCTGCGCATGGGCCGTGCCGCGTTCTACATGAACCGCACTATCGCTGAATGCATCGACATCCAGGCGATGAACAAAAATAACGTGCGCCTGAAGATTCAGGAGTACGACGGCGAGTTCATCACCAGTCTGCGCGGCGTGCCGTTCCGTACCTGTGACGCGCTGCTCAACACCGAGTCGCCGGTCATCTGACCGGCGCTTCACCCTCTCAATCCATTCCGGAGAATCCTCATGATCACCGACAAGCTGAACCTGTTCAGCGGGTTGACTGGCCAGGCCGTCACCGCGACAGCGGCATCGACCGACGTTCTTGACCTCGGTCCACTCACCCACGGCAATACCCGTCGCGATATTGGCGCCGGCGAGCCGCTGTATCTGGTCATCGCTGTTCTGGTTGCTGCCGCCGCTGCTGGCGCTGCCACAGTGAATTTCCAGCTCCAGACCAGTGACGACAACGCCACCTGGGTCACCCTGTACGACTCAGGTGCCAAAGCGCTTTCTGATATGACTGCCGGCAAACAGCCCGTGGCCGTAGCGGTTCCGCGCGGTGTTCGCCGCTACCTTCGCGTCAACTACTCGGTTGGCACCGGCCCACTTACTGCTGGCACGTTCTGGGCTGGCCTGGTCAAAGATGTCCAGGACACTACCTACTACGCCAGCGGCTTCACCATCGTTTAAGGAGCGACCATGAAAGTTATCGCACTTGAACGCGGCTACTACGGCGGCAAGATCCAGGACCCGCCTGAGGCCGGCGGCCAACCCTTCAACATTCTCAAGGAAGAGCACTTAGGCAAGTGGATGGAGCCGCAGGGCTGGACGCCGTCCGCCGTAGCCAAGCCTGTTGCTATCACCTCCGCGGGAACCAGCATCGGCACCAACACCGGCAGCCAGGGGGGCGGTGTTCTTCAGCCAGCCTTCACCGTCAAGCACAACGGTGGCGGCCGACACATCGTCATCGATGCCAGTGGCAAGAAGGTCGGCGATTTCGTTGGGGCCAACAAGGAAGAAGCCCAGGCAGAAGCTGATCGCCTGATCGCTGGTGGCGAGCCATACCTGAAGCCTGACGACAACACCGGCACCACCACCGGCAGCCAGGGCAGCGGGGCGCCAGGCGACGACGGTGGCAACCCAGCGGATGACGACGAAGGCCCGGACGCCTAAGTCAGCACCAGCAACCACCAAGGGCCCTTCGGGGCCCTTTTTCATGGAGCCAGCACTCAATGTCCTCAGTGATCGACATCTGCAACATGGCGCTTTTCCGCATCGGCAATGGCATGCGCATCGATGACCTGGAAGAGAACAGCCAGCCTGCCCGCATCTGCAAGCAGTTCTACGAGAGCAGCCGCGACTTTGTGCTGCGCGCCGATTGCGATTGGGGTTTTGCCACGGCCTTCGCCCAACTGGCCGAGGTGGCGGACAACCCGAACCCCGAATACCCCTACGCGTACGCCGTGCCGAACGACTGCATGCGGGTTCGCCGCATCGTTAACCCGGTCTTTCCGCAGGGCGTATGGCCGGCCGGTATGGATTGCCAGGTGCCGGAGATCCCGCGCATCCCGTTTCGCATCATCAACGGCAGCAGCCAGCGGCTGATCAGCACCAATGTGTCGCCGGCGACCCTGGAGTACACGCTGAAGGTCGAGTCGCCCGAAATGTTCGATTCGATGTTCGTGTCGGCGCTGTCCTGGTACCTCGGCAGTGAGATCGCTGGGCCGCTGGCCAAGAATGCCAGTCTGGCCAAGGACTGCTTTGCCCAGTACAAGGGCGTTGTCCTTGATGCAGCTGCTGCAGCTCTTAACGAGGGTACAACGCAGTACCAGCGCGAATCTGTCTTCATCACGGGGCGCGGGGCATGAGCGAAGTCATTCAACCTTCCTTCAGTGCTGGCGAGGTCGCGCCGGCCACTTATGCCCGGGTTGACCTGGCCCGGTACTACACCGCCCTCAAGACCTGCCGCAACTTCGTGGTGCTTCCGGAGGGCGGTGCGCAGAACCGATCCGGCACGCGATTCATCACCGAGGTGAAGGACAGCAACGCCCGCACCCGGCTGATTCCGTTCCAGTTCTCGACCGAGCAGACCTACATCCTGGAGTTCGGCAACCTGTACATACGCTTCATCAGCATGGGCGGCCAGGTGGTGAGCGGTGGTGTGCCCTATGAGATCGTTTCCCCGTACACCACTGCACAGCTGCAGGCTTTGAAGTTCACCCAGTCGGCGGATGTGATGACCATCGTCCACCCAGATCACCCACCACGCGAACTGTCGCGACTGGCGCCCACCAACTGGACGTTGACGGCCATCACCTTTGAGCCTGGCATTGCCGCTCCTACAGGGCTTGCGGCCACGCCGCGCACCGGTGGAACCGATGACACCACCGAGTACCAGTACAAGGTCACGGCAGTTAGCGGCATCTCAGAGGGTTCGGTCGAGTCTTGGGCTAGCAACACGGCCACAGTGAACAGCTGGGACAACAAGCCCGGGGCAACTCTGTCGTGGACTGCGGTGCCCGGTGCCGACCATTACAACGTGTACAAGAACAAGTCTTCGGGCGTTTTCGGCTTCATTGGGCAGTCGGCCGGCACCACGTTCAACGACATCAACATCACCCCCGAAACCGATAACACGGTGCCAATCGGCTACAACCCATTCGCCGATGGCAACAACCCGTCGGTGGTCGGTTATTACCAGCAGCGCATGGCCTTTGCTGCCAGCGTGGTCAATCCGCAGACCGTGTGGTTGTCCCGTACTGGCGACTTCCACAACTTTGGCTACTCAGACCCGAATAAGGACGACGACGGGATCGAGTTCGTCATCGCCAGCCGGCAGGTCAACCAGATCCGTCACCTGGTGTCGCTGCGTGAGCTGCTGGCCATGACCTCGGGCGCCGAGATCGCTATTACTGGGTCCAGCGACTCGGGCATCACGCCGGCCAACGTCTCGGCGGTAGAGCAGAGCTACTTCGGTTCGAGCGACGTGCTCCCAGCCATCTACGCCAACACTGCTCTGTATGTGCAGGCCCGTGGCGGGAAGCTGTCGACGCTGGCCTACAACTACGTGTCGGACGGCTTCCAGCCACAGGATGTGAGCGTGATGTCCTCGCACCTGCTGCGTGGCTTCACCATTCAAGACCAGGCCTTTGCCCTGGCGCCCAATGGCGTTCTGTGGATGGCCCGCAACGACGGCATGCTACTGGGCTTCACATTCCTACCTGATCAGCAGGTGTTCGGCTGGAGCTGGCATGACACTGACGGGCAGGTCGAGTCCGTGGCCAGCGTGCCAGAGGATGACGAAGACGCGCTGTACATGATCGTCAGGCGCGTCGTGAATGGGGTGCCAAAGCGTTACATCGAGCGCATGGCCTCCCGGCAACTGACGAAGTACGGTACCGGCGACTTCTGGTTTGACCGGGCCTTCTTCGTGGACTGCGGCCTGACTTACGACGGGCGCCGGCCCGGCACCGCTGTTCTCACTGGCGGCACTGACTGGAAATTCCCCAACCCGCTGACCCTCAGCGTCGGCACTGCCACATTCGACGCAGGCATGGTCGACCGCAGCGTGATCATGTACGGCGGCGGTACCGCAACCAGCATTGGCGATATCCTCACCGTTCGGATCACGGCCTACATATCGCCAACCCAGGTCACTGTCG